AACTTACATTTTTTGCAAGTCATTAGCCTCTCTCTCTGAATGTGCAATGGCGCGTTGAAGTTTAACATACTCTCTTATCTTTTTTAGTGCCCTATGTATTGATGTGCGTAGGTATGGGTAGGGTATGCCCGTTGTAACGCTTAATTCTTTGTAATCAAAGTCAGGTTTGCTGTATAGACGTAGCAAGATGGCATCGAATTCATGCATGCGCCCTATTGCGCTGTACAAGTATTCACCATCTACAAAGGCACCTATCCATGTCTCATCCTGTTTTGAATCTTCTACCTGTTTATCTACATGCAGCTCGTAGTATTTGCGGTATTTGATAGCGTAGTCGCTGCGATTGCTGTGCCATGATAGCCACAATGCACGGTTTACATATTGCTCCACCTTGCCCCGGCACACGATGTCTTTAATATCCTGCTCTGGCCTATCCATCAAACGCGCTAACACTTCATGCAGTAGATCACTTCCCTTTGTTTTGTCGTGTGCAAGCCTTGTGGCCTTATCAAGCCATGCATCGTAATACCTTGATATGTTGATACTTATACAGCTATCCAAAAAATATTTCCGAAATTATTTGCATACTGCAAAATCTTGCCTATATTTGTCCCCATCAATACAAAAGTAATCAAAAACAAAAGCAATGAATCATTTTACATTTGAACTCGAGAGCAATCACATCCCCGCTACACTTACAATCGAGGTAAGTTACAACGGCTACTATCGCGAAGCTACGTATTATGACCCATCTGAATTTGATACAGATGATGTATCATATAAGGTATTCTGCGATAAGCTTGAAATCACTCAATCAATAGACAACTCAAACTTCCGTGAGTTGCAGGATGAGATAGAAAATGCGGTAAGCGATGAAATTACAAAGGATTTTTTTAACCTCTAATACATCAATACAATGAAACACACTTTTGAAGTACCAACCTATGAGCCCGTAATAAGCGGGTCAACTGAAATCACTTTGCCTCACTACTACATCTGTGGTAGTTTTGGCCAAGTGTTCTGCTGTATGTCTGAAGATATGGTATTAACTACCGTTATGAGTTACAGCACTAACAAGCAAATCGAAGTACGCAAGTACGATAGCCTTTCGCAGATTGTTACACGCATGGAGGTTGATATGCGTGATAGGCATTACAAGGTTATTGATGCCGAGGTATTTATGCACATGTTTAGCGAAGCACACCGCGAAGTGTTCTACGCTGTTAATCCCGAACTAAGACCAAAGCTATGAGAAAGCACAACGAACTAAACGGATTGATAGCACGCACGGTGGGCAGTAACGCTGCCCTACTCCGTGCGATGCGTAAAAGCAGTACACCAATATCAGACCGTACCCTTTACAACTGGCTGTATGATGCCAAGACCATCAAGCTTCAGCAACTAATTAACTTGTCAAGGGCTATGGATCTACCGGTGTGCGAAGTAATTAATTCAATAACTATAAAACATGAAGGCGATGAGTGATTTAATAAATATATCAATATGCCATGCAGATTTAGATGATTGCGTTTTAACTAAGATGCCAATTGTACCACGCATAGGTGAATCAGTTGCATTTTGGGCAGATGGTATTTGGTGTCAATCAACTATTGAAAATGTAACCTATGAAGTTGATTGGAAATTACACGCAAGTGAACCACAATTTGTAATGGTTGAATTATATGTAACAGGTGGAATAAATGCTTTATAATCAAAAAACGAAGGCGATGAGTAACATAATCAAAAACAAACTGCGAAAGGATAACCTACCAACGCGAAGTGACATCTTGTTCATTGTAAAGAACTTTGATAAGATGAGTTTTGAAAAGCTGCGCATGCAGTTGAATGTAAGCAATCGTAAACTAATTCAATGGTGTAAGTTCATCTTTACCACAGATAAAAAAGAAGCTAAGTGGAATGACATGAATAGGAAGCTGGATGAGTTAGAGTTTTACGAGCAGTTCACTGATTCAATGCAAAGTGAGTATGATGTGCATGATATACGCAGGGTCAATGGCAAGAACATGTACATAGTCAAAAAGAAAATAGTCAATGAGAATCGCATGTGCTATTTAGTTACTATCAATAATGAGAATAGCATGATAGTGCGCTTTGATATACCAGTGGAACGCACATCTGTTTCTTATTGCCCGGTATCACTTGGATGTGATTACGAGGTACATTCATTAGGCCATTGGGAATACCAACAGCTTGAACGTGATTTGCCCGTGATCCAAATAGAAGCAGATGAGGATTACATCGGTAAGTTTTGGTTGGCTATATCTAATACCATTAATGCATGAAGCATGAAGAAAGTAAGATACAGCAACGATGTGTTGAGTGGTTTAGGTATTCCTTTCCACGCACATTGATTGCTTCATTCCCAAACGGGGTGTTCATCGGTGGCACTCCAGTGCAACGGGCCAAGCGTTGGAACATATTAAAGGCAGAAGGAGCCATGCCCGGCATGCCTGATTTAATGATATGCCTACCATCGGGTTCATACCATGCGCTGTTCATCGAGATGAAAACCGAAAAGGGTAAACTTTCAGACACGCAGAAAATCGTTCACGCACAATTGATAAACGCAGGATATGCAGTCAAGGTGTGCAGGTCATTTGAAGAATTCACACAAACAATCAAAAGCTATTTAGAGAAATGAGCAAGACAAAGGAAAAATATATGAATGCGATGTTGTTCGCATGTGGTCAAGCTGAATTTCAATCACGCGAATTTGCAAAAGCGTTTAAGATTAGTCATAACGTAATCACTGCCATGCATGAACTAGGGTTAATTCAAAAGGTAGGCAATGGCAGGTATTGTTGGATTATGCGACGCGAGCCTTTAACATCCGATGTGGTAGCTATACGCAAGCGATTGACTGCGTACAATGCAGCCGCAAGGCAAAGCAATGGACAGCTGAAGCTTACACCTATACGCAAAGTACCTGTATCAACACCCATGCCCGTAGTGCAAGAAGCAGAATGCGACAATAGTAACAGCAAGATGTTTTTGATACTGGCTGTTGGTGCTATCGTAGGTTTTATAATTGCCACAATTATTTGGAAGTAGAGATAGTTTGACTATCTTTGCCTTGACTATCCGTATGAAAACATTTATAAATCCCACCATTACTGCATTGCCATAGCACAATCGTGCGCGGATAGTCCTTTGCATGTAGTGGTGGGTATTTACTTTTATGAAAGACCCGGCATTTCTTTTTTATTCGTCAGATTTTCTGACTGGGACTATGCTGCTCAACATGGAGCAGAGGGGTAAGTACATTACACTTTTATGCCTTCAGCACAACAAAGGTCGGTTATCTGAAAAAGATATGTTACACATATGTGGCGCATATGATTCTGATGTGTTTGCCAAATTCACGAAAGACGAGGAAGGTTATTTTTTCAATGAACGTTTAAGTACTGAGGTTCAGAAACGTAAGGCATATTCAGAAAGCCGAAGAAACAATAGAACCAAAAAAGATATGACGAACATATCTAATACATATGTTCCACATATGGAAAATGAAAATGAAAATATAAATGAAAATGAAATTATAGTTGAAGATGCAAATGAAAAAAAAGTAACTCGCAAAAAGTTTGTGAAGCCTGATGAGAACGATGTGTACAATCTGATGGGTGAACTAAACATGAAAGGTAACAACTTCCTAACCGAAGATAAGTTGGTTAATTTCGTTCGCACCTTTATGGATCACTATGAATCGAACGGATGGGTGGTTGGTAAAACACCAATGAAGGATTGGCAAAGTACAGTACGCAACTGGATGCGTAAGGAATGGGATAAAATTAAAAATCAAAAATCAAATACCTATGGAAAACCAAAATTTGACAACGTTGCACACTATCAAAACGTGGCAGCCCAAGTCGCAGCTGACATTCAGAGAGAGCGTAACAAGTAAACAGATTTCATTGCTTCGTAAGATAGACCGCAATGAAACCAAGATGAAAATTGCAATGCTCATTAGCCGGTGCTGCGCAATGCTCAACATAGAAAAGAATATGAACGCAGACCAAATCAATTTTGCAGCTGAACATATCGTACAAGAGAAATGGATTTACTCGCTTGAAGATATCCAGTTTTGTTTAGATCGTGGCGCAGCGGGCATGTATGGAACTATTTACAATCGTTTGGATTTATCTGTTATTAATGAATGGATTTCAAAGTATGAGCAGGAAAGACAATCACATATTACTGCCATGAAGACTGAAGAAAGACAGAACAACAACATCTACGAAATGTTCCAACACCCGCAGGTGGTCGATGCTATCCAGCAGGCAGCGGACAAGTTGAAGATAGAAGAAGCACCGGCACGCGAAGTGAAAAGAGAAAACCCGCCACAGATTGAGATAGCCTTGATGCGTGAATACGATGACTTGCCTACATGGGATAACGACATGCGATTCCGTGTGTACAAGAACAGACCTTACCAGTTCAGCGAATACAGGCAAGAGCGTTATAAGGAACTAATCGAAAATCAAAATGAATACTAATGAAGTACGATCAACACAAAGAAGTTGAGTTGTTACGCAAGTTGTTTCTGTTAACAGCTAAGCGCAGCATGCGCCCTGCAATGCAGGATAATATCACAATGCGTCTTATCTTTGAGGAATTACATTTGCTCACGGACAAAGATGAATATAAGCTATGACTATTGGTGAATTGTGGGATAAGCTTGCGCAATACCCGGATGATGTCGAGGTGTACGTTGGATTTGTCAACGGGCACAGCATCGAGCACGAATGGTTTGAAGTAGTTGAAACAACTGACTTCAATGGCAAGACCACAATCAGTTTAATGGTGGATGATATCGCAATAATAAACAATTAATACAATGAGTAACTATCAAATGCAAGAGGGTCAGTTCACCCTATTCAAGAACAACAACGTAGCTAACAACGGGCCACAGTACACAGGTGAAATCATGGTCAATGGCAAGAAGATGCGTCTGGCTGCATGGGTTAAGGAAGGCAAGAGCGGAAAGTTCTTTAGTGGCAAGATGAGCGAGCCATTGCAACAAGGGACAAATCGTCCCCAGGTAGAGGATGCAAGCACAGGCGATTTGCCTTTCTAATGATTGAGTACCTACCGAAACAAAAAGAAGCATTGCGTGTGCTGGGTAATTCACACTCGGCACGTGTGGTGCTGTTCGGAGGTGCAGCAGGCGGCTCAAAATCTTTTATCGGATGTGCATGGCAAATAAGCCGTAGGTTTAAGTATCCCGGCACGCGTGGGTTAATAGGCCGCAGTAAGCTTGACACGCTTAAAAAGACCACATTAAAAACATTCTTTGAAGTAGCGCACATGTTAGGGTTAGCACCTAACGAACACTACACAATCAACAATCAAACGAACGTAATCACATTCAGCAATGGCAGCGAGATAATTCTCAAAGACTTGTTTGCCTATCCAAGTGATCCAGAGTTCCATGCCCTCGGAGGTTTGGAATTAACGGATGCGTATGTAGATGAAAGCGCACAGGTATCAAAAAGGGCAATCGATATACTCCAGTCCCGCATCCGTTTCAAGCTTACACAGTATGACCTCAAACCAAAGATGCTACTGACATGCAATCCATCAAAGGGATGGTTGTATAATGAATTCTATGCACCACACAAAGCAAATAACTTAGCGCCACATCTTGCGTTTATTCCTTCACTGCCTACCGATAACCCACACTTGCCAGAATCTTATCTTGAAACACTGCGCATGTTGCCGGAAGTAGATAGGCGAAGGCTGCTCGATGGAGATTGGGAGTATGATGAAAGCGTAGACAACCTATATCAATACGATGACCTTGTGCGCTGCTTCCGGGATGAAGAAAGCAAAGGTGAAAAGTATATCAGTGCGGATATTGCACGACTAGGAAAAGATAGAAGCGTGATTTGCGTGTGGCATGGATTGCAGTTGATGGAGATTCACGAGCTGCGTAAGCAACCAATCACAACCGTAGTAGCCACCATTCGCCAACTATGCGATAGGCATAGCATCAAACTAAGCAACGTGATCTGTGATGAAGATGGGGTCGGAGGGGGTGCGGTTGATGCGCTCCGTTGCAGGGGGTTCCTTAATGGTGGGCGTGCTAAGCAAGCGGATAAGTTCACCAACCAAAAGGCAGAATGCTATTTTAAGCTTGCAGAATTAATCGAGCAGAACAAAGTAATTTTCAAAGTCAATCAGTTCCGGGATGTGATAGTGCAGGAACTGGATATGATACGCCGCAGGCAACCCGAAGCCGATGGCAAACTTGCAGTAATAAGCAAAGATGAAATAGCCCGCATGCATGGCAAGTCACCTGACTACGCAGATGCTATCATGATGCGTATGTACTTCGAATTATTCCCGAACTACGGCAGCTATTCTTGGGCGTAAGTCATTGATTTTCAATTACACGTTTGTTAAAATTTGTTAAAATACTTGTGTATGCAATTATTTGCAGTACATTTGACCCATCAAACAACAACAAAAACACAAAGCAATGA